TGATGAATTCAGCGACGCTCGCCAAGATCCGCAAATTCAAAACCAGCGACGGCGCCTTTGTCTGGACGCCGGGTCTTGTCACCGGCCAGCCCGACACGCTGCTCGGTTACCCGGTCGTTGAAAGCGAGGATATGCCGGACATTGCGGCGAACAGCATGCCGATCGCCTTCGGTAATTTCCGCGCTGGTTACCTGATCGCCGAACGCAGCGAGACCAATATCCTGCGCGATCCCTATTCGAACAAGCCCTATGTCAATTTCTACGCGACCAAGCGGATTGGCGGCGCGGTTTCGAACAGCGAGGCGATCAAGCTGCTGAAGATCGCGGCTTCCTGATCGCTAATAGCTTCAACCCGTAAATGTCATTCCCGCGAAAGCGGGAATCCATGGTCTGAAAGCAAGGTATGAACCGAAAGTTCAGGCCATGGATCCCCGATCAAGTCGGGGGTGACACTTCACAGTCCAATCGGAGTGCGCATGACTCCCTTTTCTTTCCAACGTGGCGAGACGATTTCGCTCGCGCTCGATGCCGTGACGGGTGATCCCCTTACCGTCACGGCTATCGGCGCGGCGATGAAAATCGTCCCGCCCGGCCGCACCGGCGTGCCCGATGGCGCGACGGTTGCGGCCACTTTTTCGATCAGTCCGCGTGCTGCAGCGGGAGAAATTCCGCCCGGCTGGACGTTGACCATCGATGCAGCGACATCGGTGACGCTGACGGCTGGCAATTACCTGGCCGATGCGCGGATCGAGGTTGCGGGTGGTGTGATCGTGACCGAGCCGGTCCCGATCCGCCTAAAGCAATCGGTGACCCCATGATGCTGCTGCAATGGCGACAGCCAGAACCTGCGTTGACGCTGTGTTGGCGCGGACCGGATGGCGGCATCGCGGCGACCGTTGCCGCCAATCCGCCCTCGCCGGTGTCGACGTTGATCGGCCCGCCCGGTGTTGCGGGGCCGCCTGGGCCTGAGGGGCCGGTTGCGGAGATTATCGACGGCGGCACGTTCAACTGATCACCTCCCTTTCGCAAAGGAACAGCAATGCCCAGATTACAACTCAAACGCGGCCTCAAGGCCAACCTTCCCTCCGCCTCGATGCTGGCTGGCGAGGCGCATTTTACCACCGATCGCGGTACGCTGCATGTCGCGACCGGCGCGGCGAGCAAATTGCCGGTGGTCCCTGCGATCGACGATCTGGCGACGATCGCCGCAGTCGATGGTGCGGCCGACTTCCTGATCCTTCATGACGCTTCGGCAGCGGGGCAGAAGGAAGGCAAGATCACAGTCAACGCCTTCAAGACTGCGCTCAACATTCCGTCTTCGGATCTCGATGAGAAAGCTGCAGTCGTGGCCGGTGGCAATTCCGGTTATATATGGGGAACAAATGGAACCGATGGGGTTATCCGGATGAACACATCAATGGCGTGGAGCAAAGATGTTGGCAATGCCTTTGTCACACTTGCGGTGGGCGATGTCGATTGCGGGACATTCTGATCGATGCCGTCGCTTTCGCACAAACGCGGCACACGCGCGCAGATTGATGCGGCGGCCACGGCTAGTCAGCTCCGCACCGGCGAGGTCTATCTGATCACAGACGAGGCGCGGCTGACGGTCGGCACCGCAATCAATGCGCATGAACCTGCCGCCAAGCAGAGTGAGGCAGGCGGTGGTGGCAGTGATCCGTGGACATGGCAGAAATTGGCTAGTGACGTCGCGAACAGCACGACCACCCTGGCTACCGCGACCGGGCTGTCTTTTACATCGACGGCGAATACATCCTATCTGGTCGAAGTCTATGGCGCATTGCAATCTGCCGCCACAACGACAGGTGCGGCGCTTGCGGTCGACATCCCTTCGGGTGCAGTTGTCGGTCAGGCGCAAATCAGCTCTAGTACAACAGCGATACAGGTGACCGAGCAAATAGCCGACAACGCCACAACCGGGGTAACAACTGGCGTTCGGGCGGCAACCACAAATGTGCCTTTCTATGCTTGGTTCCGCGTCGACATCGGCGCGACCGGCGGTACCGTTCAATTGCAGTTCCGCAGCGAGATTGCGGGGTCCGCCGTCACCCTGAAAGCCGGCCTGACTACAATGGGTCGACGTACCATTTAACAAAGGAAATCATGATGATCAGCCGCGAAGCGGTGGTGCTCGGCAGCGATATGCTGGACGAGGCCCGCGCCTATTTGCGCCTTGAAGTTGAGGAGGAAGACGCCTCGCTGGGCAGCGTCCTGCTTGGGGCCATCGGCCACGCCGAAGCCTATTTGGGGCAGATGCTGTTGCGCAGGAATGTGCGCGAGGTGCTGCCAGCCAGTATGCGTTGGCAACGCCTGTCAGTGCTACCAGTTGTGATGGTCAACTCGGTTACGGGGATCCCGGCTGAGGGCATGCCTTTTGTGCTATCCAGCGATGCCTACAAGATCGAAATTGACGCGCATGGCGAAGGCTGGCTGCGCGTTATGCAGCCGGGATCGGCCGGCCGGGTTGAAGTCGCTTGCCTGACGGGCATGGCACTGTCCTGGGCCGAGCTGCCCGAAGCGATCCGGCTGGGCGTATTGCGGCTGTCAGCGCACCTGCATCTTCACCGTGACAGTCCCGACGATATCGGCCCGCCCGAAGGTGTCGCGGCGCTGCTTCGTCCCTGGCGTCGGAGGCGGATCGCATGAGCGGCGAGTTTCTGGGCTCCTTGCGCGAGCGTGTTACCATCGAGCATCGGCTAGGCAACCGCGATGCGTTGGGCGGCGCCAGTGGGCGTTATGCCTATGAAGGCACTGCGTGGGTTGCGGTATCGCCAT